AAAACATATAATAATCCTATAGTGGGAAGGGTTGGTGTATAGGTGGAAGACCCCTCCCAATATAGAATTATATCATTTCTTAAACCAGCTCGGAAGACCTAGATGTTTTCTTTTATCAAAGATATTGTCTTTTGCACCTTTAGTTGCAGCATTATTGTAATGTAAGAATACTTGACCGCAGTCTTGGCCATCAAATTCTTCTCTCCAATGCTCCAATAAATTACCTCTATAAACTAACATATCACCAGGTTTTAAATTTACTTTAATACCTTTAGTATTATCAGAAATATAACCTTTACCTTCTACAACTCCACCCATTTTAGGATTTGGTTCAATATAAATTGGCCATGAATCTCCACCTAGATTTAATGTCGTAGATATTTCACAACTAAATCTATCTTTGTGACGATGTAAGACATCTCCTTTTTTATAAATCCTTGCGTATGAATAAGTTGGAATTAATTTTATTCCTGTTTGCTTTTCCATAATAGGTTGAACTAACAATAATAAAGTTTCCATAGCAATATCTGAATAATGAGAATAAGTATTAGGAACCTGATCATCATTCCATACTCCGAATTCTGTAGTAAATGGAGATATATATCTTTCATCAAACATTGTTCTTGCAACTTGTCTTTTCATTAAAAAGTAGTTGTATACAAAGTTTGCAATCTTTGGATCTATTGCTTTTTCAATTACAGTAAATCTATCTTTTTTAAAATTATATTTTTTAGACATTTACTTTTGCCATTTCTTTTGGAACTGCTTGTATATTAAAATGAATAAATCTAAATGGTTCTTTTCCATGATCTACTGCATATTCATGTTCCATATATCCTGGGAAGAATATAAGCGTTCCTGGTTTAACTTTAAAGTGCACAAGTTCTGTACCGTGTGTAATTGCATTAGTATTTTTTAATTTTAATTTAGTACATCTTGCCCCTGTTCTTGGTTCATGAAATATTGGATAAGAAGTATTTTCACTTGCTTTAAGGAAATAAAATCCACCTACATGTTGATTCCAATGAATATGAGCAGAATGGTGACCTCCACCATTTTTAGCAAATTCCTGTACCCAGCTTTCTGAAAAGAAAGTAGTATATTGTTCCATATCAAATCCTTGCCAAGCTAAAAAATCCCAAGCTTTTTGACCTACATAATTATGAAAATCTCTAAATTTAGAATCTAATGTTAATGGAGTAGAATGATAAGAAGTTCCAAAATCATTATTTTTTTTAATATCTTCTTTTCTTAATTCTCTTGCTTCTTTAATATATTTGTCAGTTGCTTTAGTAAGCGACTTTACAAATTCTGGTTTTTCTTCAAACCAAATTGGTGTTTTAAAATATTCTTGTATAAACATATTATTTAAACGGATATCCTAAGTTCCATATAACTAAAGAATATCTTGTTCCTCTTGTAACTGGTTGTACTCTATGCCACACAAAAGAAGGAAACACAACGATAGAGCCTTTAGGAAGTATTTCCTTTACGGTCAACACATGTCTATCTTCATCACGCATGTGTGGATCATAATTTCTACAATCAAACTGTAGTTCGCCACCTGTATATTCTGAACCATCTGTTAGTTGGCAAGTTACAGATAGTTTTCTAATTTTACCGTGGCTATTTGGATCTTCTGGTTTATCATATGGTTTATCCCAAGAATCACAATGCCAATCATAATATTGATTTAACTTATATTTAGTAAATTGGCAAGACTCACTAAAATTCCAATCATAATTCCAACCAGCTAATTTATTAGCTTCATGAATATATGGGTGTATTTCTTTATAAATCCAAGTGTCATTTAACCAAACTATATTAGAGTTTCTTTTCTTTTTTAAATCTGCAATTTCTTCTTCTTTTAAAGGATTATCTTTTAAATTTCTATTTACACCTAATCCACCAGTAATAGCTAAATCCTCTTGATGACTTAATCCATATTTAATAACATCATCACAAAACTTTGGAGTTAAAGCTGATTTAAAATACCAATAATAATTAGATAAATTCATAAGTCGTAGTTAATATAAAATTTAATTGTTCTGCTGTATTAGAAGTTATATGATATCTTTGAGTAGAAGGAAACATTATAAAATCGTTGTTATTTAAAGGTATTTCCCAACTTCTTCCTTTTCTTCTATTATCATCATATTCTATAAATACTTTACAAGAATCTTTTCCAACATTTACTCCATATAGCATTACATAATCTGGTGAGTTTCTTAAATCTACTGGATCAACTTGTAATAAAGAATTTGAATGCTGTCTTGGTTTATAAATATTACCAATTGTTTTTTTATGAACTAATGTAAAACCATATTCTAAATTAATATGTTCTCTTAAATATGTTTGTAACATATCAAAAGATCTAGAGAATGGAAATTCTCTATTATAAATAGTAGATGATAAAATATCTGCACCTAATTTTTCTCGGTCTATTTCAAAACCTTTAGGCATTTCTACTTGACCAAAATGTAGGTCTATTTGAGATAATATTTTTTTATGCATAACACCTTATGCAATAGATATATATTATTTAGTTAGATGTCAATAATTAAGAAACTTTAGAATTAACTAAATCCCAAGATTGATTTGCTTCATTCCAGTTATAAACCCATCTATGAGTGTTAGCTGTATTTTGAGCAGTTTGTTCTTCAGTTAATGCTGGAGCATCACCAATTGGTGATTTCCAAGATGCAGTTGCTACATCTTTTACCCATGAAGTAAAAGGTTTTTTTGGCCAAAAGATTTGATCATCTTCATCCCAAGTATAACCGATACCTGCATAATTTCCTCTAAATGGTGTTCCACCACTTTTGTGTTGTCCACCTGCTGTATTGTAAGATGTTTGAATCCACATTTGAGCTGGCCAGTTATTATGTAATTCTAAATACTGTTGACCAACTGTTTCGTCTTCAACTCCAGAAGCATTAAGCATATCACTATTATTCAGTGTTAATACTGCTATAACTTTTCCGTTCGCTCCTAATTTCGCAAAATGTGCCATATTTATCTCCTATTATAATTTACTTTTTGTTAATTGTAAATCCATAGTTTTTATTGGAATTTATATCTTATTACAACTATTCCTGAGCCGCCTGCACCACTTACATTAGTTGATGGAGATCCATTATCCGCTCCACCTCCTCCTCCACCTGTATTAATAGTACCTGGTTCTCCTGAAGGAGGACCACCTTGTCCTCCACCTCCTACTCCACCTGCAGCTCTAGATCCACAATCATTTCTTGCTCCACCTCCACCTCCAGCATAAGACGTAGAACTTCCTGAAATTGAAGTTGTAGCACCTGCTCCATCTGCTCCACCTATTGAAGATGTTCCTGTTCCACCAACAGCAGTAGCTCCACCTCCTCCACCTCCTCCATAAGCTGGGGGGTTAGGATTTCCAAGACCTCCATTATTTCCTTGAGGTGGACTTACTGGAGGTGTATTTCCTGTTCCACCTATACTAGGTGCACTATAATTTGCACCTCCTCCTGAACCACCAGGTAAAGCACTTCCCGAACCACCACAACCTATAGCTCCACCACCACCACCTGTTGATGTTATTGTTGAAAATATTGAATTTGAACCAGAATTTCCTTGATTATTAGCAGGTCCTCTACTAGCACCACCTGCTCCTACTGTTATTGGATATCCTTGTACTGAAACTGGTAATGCTCCACCAGGATTTGCTAAAGGGCTAGCCGTCCATGCTGCTGGACTTGGAACTGATTCTCTAAATCCTCCAGCTCCTCCTCCGCCAGAAACATCTCCTGTACCACCAGAAGCTCCACCTGCAACAACCATATAATCTACGCTTGTTGAACCTGCTGGATTACCAGCATTTGTTACTGTAAAAGTTCCTGGTCCTGTAAATGTATGAATTTTGTAATTTCCACAAGTTGTTATTGTTCCACCTGTTGCTGCAACAAACTCTGCAGTTGTAATTTGATTAAATGTTTGACCTACTGTTTTCCAACCTTCTGTTGAATCTACATATACTAATGTATAAACTTGACCATTAACTTTAATTTTTGCATCAACTGTTTCACCATCAATTTTAGAACCATTTCTACCAACTGTAATATTATTAGTTGCTGCTGTGTTTGCATAATCCGCTATCGCTACGATATCTCCTGCAGCTGGACCTGCTGGTAAAGTTACTGTAAAAGCAGATGAAGTAGTATCACAAAAATATCCTACACCACTAACAGCTGTAAACCCTGAAGTTTTTTTAGTTGTATCCCAATTAACTGCTCCTGTTGCACCAAATCCTGTAGCTGTTCCTGAATTCTGTATCGTTGCACCAGCTGGAATGATAATAGTATCTCCACTGTCGCCCAATGTTAATTGAGTACATGTTTGTTTAGGACTAATTTTATTTACTTTTATTTCACTCATAATTTTTTACTGATATTTATATCTTATTACAACTATTCCTGATCCACCAGAACCACCATCTATTGTAACTCCAACACCACCTCCACCACCGCCAGTATTTGTAGTTCCATTTTTCGCTGAAGGAGAGGGTGAACCACCAGCAACTCCAGTTCCACCACCACCAGAACCTCCAGCGGTAGAGCCCGAATCAGAAGCTGCACCACCTCCACCTCCTCTCGTTACAGAAGTTCCTGTAATTGATGAAGCAAGTCCATTTCCTCCAGTGCTTGTAGAAGGAGTTCCTGTAGCAGGGTTAGCTGCAGCTCCTGCTCCACCTCCACCTGCTCCGTGGGATTGTGCACCATCAACAGTTGGTGGTCCATTATTTACTCCATTTCCTCCATTATTACCTTGTGAAGGACTTACTGGGGGACTATTTCCTGTACCTCCTGGTTGAGATGTTGATGCACAAAAAGTTCCTCCAGCACCACCACCTGACCCACCTGGTCCACCTTGTTTGATAGGGGCTCCAGGATTTACAGCTCCCCCTCTTCCACCACCTGCTGATGTAATTGTTGAAAAAATAGAAGGATTACCATTTGATCCTACACAATCATTATTTGTTGCTCCAGCACCACCACTACCAACTGTTATTGGATAACCTTGTACTGAAACTGGTAAAGCTGAAGCTCCTAATGGAGCTGGTCCTGCTGAATAACAACCACTAGCCGTTCCATTTGAAAATCTATAACCTCCAGCACCACCTCCTCCACCTCTACCATCTCCTCCACCTCCTCCACCCGCTATCACTAAATAATCTACTGAATTTGATCCTGATGGTGCTCCAGCGTTTGTTACTGTAAAAGTTCCTGGTCCTGTAAATGTATGAATTTTATAATCACCACAAGTTGCAATACAACCTCCTGTTGCTGCTACGAAAGCAGCTCCTTCTATATATGTTGCATCCCCTACGTTAACCCAACCTCGTGTTGAATCTACATAAACAAAATTTATAGCTTGACCTTTTGTATTTAAAGTTGCTGGAGCTGATGCTACTCCTCCAATTTTTTCAGTTCCGTTTGCATTAACTGTAACATTGTTTGTTTGCCATGTTCCTGCATAATCAGATAATGCTACTATTGCTCCAGCTACTCCTACTGGTAAATTTACTGTAACCGCTCCGCTTGTTGTATTAATAAAATAACCAACACCTGATGCCGCTGTAACTGTTGTAGTCTTAGCAGTCGTGTCCCAGTTTATTGCACCATTGTATGTAGCACCAAAACCACTGGATGTTGCACCAGCTGCCAAAGTAACTGTTTGTCCAGATGTTCCAATAGTTAAAGTTGTACTATTAGTTTGAGTAATAATAGTACTCGTATTTGAATTCTGTATTGTATCTGTTCTTAATATTCCTGCCATAATTTTTACTGATATTTATATCTTATTAAAACTATACCACTTCCACCAGCACCTGCAATTCCACCAGGACTACCAGGACCAGCTCCACCTCCTCCACCACCAGTATTAACTGTTCCAGCTTGTGCAGTTCCAAATTGAGCAGCTCCATTTCCTCCTCCACCTGATCCTCCAGTTCCAACTCCAGCATAACCACCTCCACCTCCTCCACCTGCAAAATATCTAACTCCTGGAACTGGTCCTGTAGTTCCATAACTTGGTGCAGTTGGACCAAATAAAGGATTTGTCCAGTAATTTCCTGTTCCACCTGGGCCTGCAGTTGGACCCGTAGCAGTTCCACCAACAGCACCTGCTCCGCCACCTCCGCCGCCTCCATATGTAGGACCACACGCATTTCCATTTCCACCATTATTTCCTTGAGGCGGACTAACTGGCGGAGTGTTTCCTAATCCTCCACCTACTTTTGAAGGTTGATTATTATTACCACCCGTGCCCCCACCTGAACCACCTGAGAGACCTTGTATAGCAGGACCAGGACCACATATTTTTCCTGCTCCTCCACCACCAGTTGATGTAATTGTTGAAAAAATAGAATTATTTCCAGGACTTCCTGAAGTAGTTGTATTTGGTCCAGCCGAGCCTCCTGAACCAACTGTAATTGGATAACTTGTTGCTGTAACTGGTAAACCTGCAATTGTTGGACTTGGATAATTTTGTCTGAAACCTCCAGCTCCTCCTCCAGCTCCAGCTCCATTTGTACCACCTCCACCGCCTGCTACAACCATATATTCTACTGAATTAGAACCTAAATCATTTCCACCATTTGATACACAAAAAGTTCCTGGTCCTGTAAATACGTGAACTTTAAAATTTCCACATGTTAAAACTGTTCCACCAGTTGCTGCAACAAATTCTGGTGCTTGAATTCCTTCTAATAATCCTGAATTTACAACCATCCATCCTCTAGATGCTCCAGAGAAAACTAATGTCTGTGCATCTCCGTGAACATTAATTGCTCCATCTTGAGTATTACCTTCTATTTCTTGTCCGTTTCTTCCTATTAAAATATTATTTGTTGCTGCTGTACTTGACCAATCTTTAATTGCAACGATATCTCCTTCTGATGGACTTGCTGGAAGTGTTACTGTAAAAGAACCTGCTGTTGTGTCACAAAAATATCCATTTCCTGAAACTGCTGTAAAATTTGATGAACGAATAGTTGTAGACCAATTAACTGTTCCTTGTCTTCCAAAGCCAGTTTGTGAAGCTCCAGCTGCTAAAGCAACTGTATCTCCAGAAGCACCTAATGTTAAGGTAGTTCCTGATTGTGGTTCAACTGCATTAACTTCTATTTTAGACATATTATATTACTACCAAAGTTCCTGTTACAGTTAAAGTACTCGTTAAAGTAACTGGTCCTGCAAGTACTCCTGATTCTATTGTTTGTGTTTCTGTAATAGATGTTGCGTGTGTATTTACAAATTTTTGTGCAAGCATTGAAGGGGATGGTGTATATTCTGCTGGTAAAGAACAAAATATATCTTTAATCCCTGTATTAAAACTTACTAAACTACTAGCGTTAGAGCTAGATATTACTGTGTCTCTTGTAAAGGTAGTGGCGTTCGTT